TGGTTGCCGGTGGCCGCACCGGGGGCATGCAAACGTCCATTCCCGCTGATCGGTCGTCTCGAATTTCCGGTGGGTGTCGTCGTCCTCTTCACCGCCTTGGCTCATGAAAATGCATTTACCCAACCACCCGAACGCGGTGACGCGTGCCTCGGCCTCAGCCATGTGTCCAGGAGGCCACCGCCAGGTCTCGTCCCCGATCAACCACCGGATGGAGCGCCGCTGGAGGTTGCTCTTGTTGTGCGCCCCGGCGATCCAGAGCGTCATCCCATTGGCGAAATGAATCGTCGTGTTCCGCTTCTTGTGCGGGTTTGCCGGAAACAGGGCACGCACCGGGTCGCATTCATCAAACATCTTCTGGAGCCGGGACTCGCTTTGGTCTTTGGCGTCCTCGTCGGTCTGGTCGAGCCAGAGTGTGGGTCCAGGTAGGTTGGCGATGATGTAGCAAAGACCCACTTCCGGCGCGGTGGTCTTGCTCGACTGAACGCTGGCGATGATGGAAACGAGCCGCACCTTCGGATCGACGATGGCGTCCAGAACCTCACGGATCTGTGGCGAGTTTTCTACACGGAACCGCCCAGGCATCGGTGAATACGGAATCGAACGGATGTGTTGCTCGGCCCATTGCCACACGGGTTGTCGGTCGGGTGGTCGCCATGCCTCCCGCCAGATCGCTTCCAATTGGGATGCGTGGTCGATCATACCTTCGTGCAGAGCGCGACAATCCTATCGATCATCGGTGCCTTGATCTGCTGGTCGACCAGCCGGAGCACGCGCCAACCGGCCAGTGCCGCCTCGAGGTATTTCTCGGCGTCGGCGGTGAATCCGCGCGGCGTGGTGTGGCGACCGCGAATCCAGATCCCGCCTTCGATTTCGATCAGGGTTCGGGAGGGAAGATGTGCGAAATCTGCCCGCCACTTACGGGTCGGGTGGAACCGGAATTCCCGTTCAAGCGCAGGCCCATTCATCGAACGCCAGAGCAATGCGAACCGCTGCTCCAGTTTGGAAACTTTGCCTCCCCTCACGGTGCCGCCCCCTCTCCGGTGTGGAGACTGCGGCACACCTCATCAATGGCGCGGGCGCACTCCTCGCGGATTCCCTGCGCGTCCTTGCCTGAGAGGATCGGCGGCAGTTCGCTTTCAAATTTTGCCCGGAGCAGAGCCACCGCCTTGCCCACCTGCGTCAGCCATGACCGACGGACCTCCTCCAGGAGAACGAACTCGCCCTTCTTGATGCCGACCTTCAGTTCACGCTCTTCGACTTCAGCGAGAAGTTTCCGCGCTTTGAGTGCCTCCTCGTTCGTGGTGACCGGCGTGTTGGTCTTCAAACCGCGCACCCGGACGAACTCGCGCCACTCGGCCACCGGAAACAGTCCGTTGGAGAGTGCCTTTGGCGCTCCCTCCATTTTTTGCCAAGAACCAATGGTGCGCCGGGTAACCCCGAGGAGAGTGGCCAGTTCCACCACGGTCTTGGCGTAGGCGACCGTATCGGTGCATCCGGCAGCGCGGGCCTGCACCCGGGCTCGTTCGGCAACGGTGAGGGTTTTCCCCGCCGCCACCTTTTTGACGATATTCTTGAAATCGGCGTCCAGAATCCGCTCGGCCATTTCGGATGTGACGCCTTCAGTTGCTTCGCTCATGCAAGCGGCGCAGGTGTCAATGGCTCGTTGACACCTGACCGGCGGGCATGAGTGATCCCGCCATCTTTTGCGCACACACCGAACTGGTTGAAACCGATAAGCTGGTTCCCAATCCGAGGAACCCGAACCGCCACCCGGAAAGCCAGATCAAGTTGCTGGCAAAAATCATCCGTGCGCAGGGCTGGCGGAACCCCATTGTAGTTTCAAAACGCTCAGGGTTCGTGATCAAGGGGCACGGGCGGCTCGACGCGGCAAAGCTCTTGGAATGCGAGAAGGTTCCAGTCGATTTTCAGGATTACGAGAACGAGGCGGCGGAATGGGCCGACATGCTCGCAGACAATCGCATCGCGGAATTGGCGGAAACGGACGATGAGGAACTCAAGAAACTGATTCAGGAATTGGACGGGAAGATCGACCTCGATCTGACCGGATTCGATGCTGTGTCACTCGATGAACTTCTGCCGCCTGAGGCCGGAGATGAACCGCACCCCACCCCGGAACCGCCCGACGAGGCACTGACCCGTCCGGGCGATATCTATGTTTTAGGAAACCATCGTCTCATGTGCGGCGATTCGAGTTCTCCAGAAGCTCTCGACCGCCTCCTTGACGGTGCCCGCATTCAACTGGCCAACACCGACCCGCCTTACAACGTGAAGGTCGAGCCCCGCAGCAACAATGCAGTGGCGGCGGGCTTGTCATCCTTTGGCGAGAGCAACACCAAACCGCAGAACCATCACCAGAGCTTTGACGAGGCGCGGTTTGGCAAACGTGAGGCCACCCACAAGAAGCTCCGGGCGAAAGATCGCCCGCTGGCGAACGATTTTGTTTCCGAAGTAGACTTTGACCGGATGCTCCGCGCTTGGTTTGGCAACATCGCCCGGGTGCTGGAGCCGGGTCGTGCCTTTTACATCTGGGGTGGGTACGCCAATCTCGGAAACTACCCTTCGGCGTTGAAGGAATCGGAACTCTATTTTTCGCAGGGAGTCGTTTGGGACAAACAACATCCGGTTCTGACTCGCAAAGATTTCATGGGCGCGTTCGAGATCGCCTTCTATGGATGGCGCGAGGGCGCGGCGCATCAGTTCTTCGGCCCGAACAATGCCACCGACCTCTGGCATATTAAGAAGGTGAACCCGCAAAGCATGGTTCATCTTACCGAGAAGCCGGTGGAATTGGCCGTCCGTGCGATGGGATATTCATCTCGGCCCGGTGAAAACGTCCTCGACCTTTTTGGCGGCAGCGGCTCGACGCTTATCGGTGCGGAACAGGCGGGCCGGAAGGCTTTCCTGATGGAACTCGATACCCTTTACAGCGACGTGATCGTGCAGCGTTGGATCAATCTTGGTGAAGGCCGGAAGGCGATTCGTATCCGCGACGGCGTCGAGGAAGATGTGACCGCCCAGTTTGTCGCGAGGGCGCAGACGATTGACACGAAGGAGGAGGCATGAACACCATCCTCGGAGCCAACTGGCGCACCACTCTCACCGGCTGGATCACCGTGCTGGCCTCGGCCATCGCGGTCAATCCCAGTCTGATTTCTTTCCTGCCTGAATCTGCACGCAACACCATCACCGGCATTGCGGGCCTGATTGCCATCGTTTCCGGCGGCACCTTCGCTTACAACGCGAAGGATAAGCAGGTCACAGGCGGCACCCGTCCCAACGACGCGGGAACATCGGGTCCATCCATCACGCCATTGATTGTGGCGGCAGTGATTCCAGTATTTGCGCTCTCCGGGTGCGCATGGGTGACTGCCCATCGATCCCAGATCGACAGCACCTTGGATGTGGTGGGCCAACGCGCTCTTTCGGTTGCCGAAAATGTCCTGATTTCAGCGGCGACCGACGAGGCGGACAAAAACTTCAAGGCCGATTTTCTCGACTCAGTGGCTACTGGCCTGCGTGCGAACGAAACCACCATCGTGAATTCCGATGACGTGGAGAAGATCGTCAAAATTTGGAGCCCGAATGACGGAATGCAATGGCAGTCCTTGGCGGGAAAACTCGGCACCGTCGCGGGCGAGGCATTGCAATCCTCCGGGCAATCGAAACCGGCAACGGTGGTAGAGCAGATCGCCACCGGCTTGAACAACGCGGCGGCAGCGGCTCGCACCACCACTCCCTAATCCATGTTCGACTGGCTCAGAAAACTTTTTGGCATGAACAAGCCCACGATTTTACAGGGTGACGAACGGTTTGGCTTTACGGCTGAGATCGACGGCAACGACATCGTGGTTCGCAACGCTCAATGCACCTGGTTTGGCGGCGCGGATGACCCGGAGGATAACGGGGAAACCGCCAGTGGGATCAGCACGATCAAACGGCCCAATATTCAGGCGTGCGCCTTGCCGATGAACTTCGGCCCGTGCGTCGGTTCTCCCATTCCGAAGCTGCCGTGGGGAACAAAAGTGGAAGTCACGCACGCTGGAAAGACGATCACCGTGCCTGTGATTGATTTGGGTCCCTCACGCGGGACCGGCCACGCAATCGACCTGACAGTGACCGCATTCGAGGAATTTGCGGAACGGTCTGTTGGAAAGATCGCGGTGGATTATCGCATTTTGGGAGCGGCTCGATTCGTCAACGCCTGAAAGGTCCATCATGCACTACACCGCTCCGGGACCGTATTCCGCTGAATCTCTCCGTTTGGAGGCCGTGACCGCCTGCGTCGGGTTTGATGATCTTCTCGATATCACGCTCGAACTTAACCACCCGCATCTGGACACCATGATCGTGGTTACCAGCCACGAGGACCGGCGCACGCAGCAGGTGGCCGAGAAGCACGGAGCCATTTGCGTTCAGACCGATCTGTTCAGGAAGAATGGCCGTCGCTTCAACAAGGGCGCGGCACTCAACGCCGGGATGGCCCGCTGGCAATATCATGGCTGGCGGTTGCACCTCGATTCTGACATTGCCCTGCCGGACAACTTCCGGCGCATTCTTTTCAACCATACTCACCTGGACGCCAATTGCATCTATGGCGCGGATCGCGTCGACGTGGTTGGCATGAATGAGATGAATGCGATCCGTAAACAGGGACCGCAGCACAGCTGCAGCGCGTTCGTGGCACCGGGCGGCACTCGTCCTCTTTCCCCCCGCTACGTGGACCCGTTAAGGGGATACGTGCCTATCGGATTTTTTCAATTGTGGCATGCATCAGCCCAGAAACCCTATCCGTGGAGCCTCGGCAGCGCCGCTCACGACGATGTGATGTTCGCTGAACAATGGGCTACCGCCCATCGTCGGCATCTGCCAACAGTGATTTGCCATCACCTTTGCGCCAGGGAACCGGCCCTCGGTGAAAACTGGGACGGCCATCGTCGTCAACCCCGAATTGGTAGTTCTCGTTGACACCCCGCGCCCGGCATGGCGCAAGGTCTATTT